TAACGGATACACTGGTGTAACTGCTGATGCTACAAAACAGCAGATGATTTCCATTAACTATGAATGGTATGGTGCAGGTGGTGTAACATTTAATTGGTTAATGAAAAATGAGACTATTGTTAGCCATGAATTTGAGAACTCAAATGTCAATGATTTAGTTTGGTGTAGAAGTCCATTCCTTCCAATTCGTTGTGAGATTGAGAATGTAACTGGTGTTGCTGGAACTCATTATCTTTATCAAGGTTCTAACTCTCTGATCCAAGAAGGTGAACCAGAAAAACTTGGTACTTTGTTGAGTGTCTCAAATGCCATCACTGGAACAACGATGCCTCTCGCAAACACTTTCTATCCAATCATCAGTTTGCGTCTTAAGTCATCTGCACTTCAGGCAGTGATGCTATTGAGATCTCTGCAGGCAGTAACGAACGATAACACGAATGTTTATTGGAGACTTTACCAGAACTCAACTTTGACTGGTGCGAGTTGGACAGATCATCCAGATCCAAACTCCTTTATGCAATATGATACTACAGCAACTGCAGTCGCTGGAGGACAAGCACTTCTTTCAGGATTTACGATTGCTGGTGGTGCCTCTTTGGTTGATGTTGATGATAAAGCAGCACTACAAATTGGAAGAACTGGTATTGGCACAATCAGTGATACTTATACTCTTGCTTGTGCCTCTCCTAACACTAACAAGTCAGCACTTGCAGTACTTAACTGGATTGAACAAAGGTAATTTTTATGAGTGAATTTTATCTCATATAAATATCTTTAGATTGGGATTAAAATGTGTCGGCAATTATTAAAGTTCCAGATAAAAGATTGTCCCCAAAAGTAGTTAGAAATATTGCTCGCAAAAATTGGGGATTAACTTGGGAGCAAATGAAAGGAATGGATGTTCACCATTTCCCCCCAAGATGCGAAGGTGGTAAAGATATTCCAGAGCATTTATATGTTTGTAGTAGAGAGATACATAAGTATGGATGGCATAATGATGCTTGGTTCATGGAAAATTTAAATAGAGCAACTCAAAAAAATATAGGTAGAAAACATAGTGAAGAAACTTGCAGGAAAAAGAGTGAGGCATTAAAAGGTCGTTCTTTTGGTCATAAGTATGAGGGTGGAGAAAAGCACCCAAATAGCAAAAAGGTTTCTATAAATGGAAAGGTGTATGTTTCTCAACAGGAAGCAGCAGATGATGTGGGAATAACTATACAAGGATTATCATACAGAATGAAACATTGGGGTCCAGAAAGGGGGTATAAGTATGTCTAGTGATGTATATTTGGGCAATCCTCTGCTCAAAAAAGCCAACACACCGATTGAGTTTACAGAGGAACAAATTATTGAGTTCCTCAAATGTAAAGAAGACCCAGTTTATTTTGCCAGGAACTATATCAAGATCGTTTCTCTTGATCATGGTCTTGTGCCTTTCAGTATGTATCCGTTTCAGGAAAAACTTATTCAGAATTTCCATGATAACAGATTTAATATTTGTAAGATGCCACGTCAGACTGGTAAGTCTACTACTTGTGTATCATATCTTTTGCACTACGCTGTTTTTAACGATAATGTTAACATCGCCATCCTAGCAAACAAAGCATCCACTGCTAGAGATCTTCTTGGTAGGTTACAACTTGCCTACGAAAACTTGCCAAAGTGGATGCAACAGGGTATTATATCATGGAACAAAGGTAGTCTAGAACTCGAAAATGGCTCCAAGATTTCGTCTAACTCTACTTCTTCATCTGCTGTCCGAGGCGGATCCTATAATGTCATCTTTCTTGACGAGTTCGCGTTCATCCCGAATCACATTGCTGATGACTTCTTTGCCTCTGTTTATCCTACTATTTCTTCTGGACAGAGCACAAAGGTAATTATCGTTTCTACCCCTCGTGGTATGAACCATTTCTACCGCATGTGGCATGATGCGGAGAGAGGTAAGAATGAATATACACCAACTGATGTTCACTGGTCTGAGGTTCCTGGTAGAGATGAGGCATGGAAGGAACAGACCATTGCCAACACTTCGGAGCAACAGTTTAAGGTTGAGTTTGAGTGTGAGTTCTTAGGATCTGTCAATACTCTTATTAACCCAGCAAAACTTAGAAATCTTGTATATGAAAATCCAATCAAAAGGAATGCCGGACTAGACATACACGAAAATCCAAAAGAAGAGCATAATTATTTGATTACAGTTGACGTTGCTCGTGGTCTTGGAAATGACTATTCAGCATTTATTGTTTTTGATATTACAGAGTTTCCATACAAAGTAGTTGCAAAATATAGAAATAATGAAATTAAACCTATGTTATTTCCAAATGTTATTTTGGATGTAGCAAAAGGATATAATGATGCCTGGTTATTGGTAGAAGTAAATGATATTGGTGATCAGGTTGCCAACATCCTTCACTTTGATTTGGAATATGAGAACATACTGATGTGTGCGATGAGAGGTCGTGCAGGACAGGTAGTTGGTTCGGGATTTAGTGGTAAAAAATCTCAACTTGGAGTTAGAACTACTGCTGCCGTTAAAAAGTTGGGATGTTCCAACTTAAAAACTCTCTTAGAAGATGATAAGTTACTTACTGTTGATTATGATATCATTTCGGAATTGACAACATTTGCTCAAAAACACAATTCTTTTGAGGCAGAAGAAGGATGTAATGATGACTTGGCAATGTGCCTTGTTATTTTTTCTTGGTTGGTGGCACAGGACTACTTTAAGGAAATGACGGACAATGATGTTCGGAAGAGAATATATGAAGAACAAAAAAATCAGATAGAACAGGATATGGCACCATTTGGATTTATTGTCGATGGTATAGACGAAATGGGATCATTTGTGGATGATAGTGGAGACAGGTGGTACACGGATGAATATGGAGATATGTCTTATATGTGGGACTATAAGTAATGGATTTTGACGATCAAATAGAATTAGAACATTTACTATTCTTTGATCGCAAATGTAGAGTGTGTAAAAAGGTCAAGAGTTTGATGGATGATTACTATTTGACAAGAAGAGATAGGGGTACATTGCCATCCGCATACTCATATGAATGTAAAGAATGCACTATAAAAAGAGTTAAATCTAAAAAGAAAAAAGAAGTAGTTTGGGAATATCCTGATTGGTAGATATTCACGCACGGTTTCCCCGCTGAAAATACCCTTTTCCATAAATATTTTTAGATAAATTTGGATTGCGAGGAAAAACAAGATGCCATTAAATTTAGCATCTCCTGGTATTGTCGTAAGGGAAGTAGACCTGACAGTTGGAAGAGTAGATCCAACTTCAGATGGTATTGGAGCTATTGTGGCACCTTTTGCCCAAGGTCCAGTAGAACTCCCTACACTTGTTGAGAACGAACAGGACTTACTTAACGTTTTCGGTAAACCATATTCTCAAGATAAGCACTACGAGCACTGGCTGACAGCATCGTCATTCCTTGCATACGGCGGATCTTTGAGAGTTGTAAGATCCGACGACGCACAATTAACCAATGCTTTTGTTGGTGCTGCCTCTAGTGTAAAAATTAAGAGCGTTGAGCACTACGAGCAACTTGGATATGATGAGAATACAATCACTAACGTAACTGTTGCTGCTAGAAACCCAGGTTCATGGGCAAACGGTCTGAGAGTTGGTATTATCGATGCCAAGGCAGATCAAATTCTTAATATGAGCACAACTGCAGTTACTAATTTTGTTTCTGCTATTGACAATAGATCTGGATCAATCGCAACTGGTGCCGCAACAACGATTGGAATTACAACGACTTCTATCGTTCTTGGACAAGAGATTCGTGGAAACTTTGTCTCTTCTGGAACTACGGTAACTAATATCGGTTCTGGCGTTATTACCATTTCTAATGCCACGACAAATAGTGAAGGTGGAGTAACTACACCTTTAGATTTTGGTTCCACAACTACCATTAGTGCAGCACCTGCCGTTGGTTACGGAGTTACTCAAGCAATTTCTGCAACTCTACCAGGTGCAGGAACAACAACAGTTCTTGACGGATACCTGAAAGGTATTATCACAGAAGTTGGAAGTGGACAAGTAAGTGTAAAAGTTCTTTCACACGTCTCTGCTGGAGGAATAGAAACAGAAGTTGATTATCAACCAGCAGGTGTTTATGCATTCTCTGGTTCTGGTTCTGTCGCTATTCATACAAATGGACAATCAGTTTCTTACGGATCAACTTCAGTAACTGCACAGTCTGACTGGTTCGATCAACAGAATCTCACACTGACTTCATCATCAACAGTTAAGTGGAACACTTTAGCAGATCGTCCAGGAACTTCCGAGTATGCTGCCGCTAGAAACTCAAGATTTGATGAGGTTCATGTCGTTGTCATTGATGCACAAGGAAAAGTAACTGGCAATGCTGGAACAATCCTTGAGAAGCACCTGGGTCTTTCTAAGGCAAAAGATGCTGAGTTCTCCGTAGGTTCACCTTCTTATTGGAGAAAGTATCTTGCAAATAATTCAGAATATCTGTTTGGTGGAAGTGCTCCTGCAGGAATTGTAACCACTGGATTTAGTGCAAACTTTGATCTCGAAACCGATGTTGGTTGGGACCAAGATGCAGAAGGAATTACCTTTGCCGCTTCTGGTAATAAAAACGAGGTAATGTCTAAGGGATATAATTATGATGGTGGAACAGACATCAATTCATCTGGTGCATTATCTGCCGATCTTAGCAGCCTGGTTACTGGTTATGGACTCCTCGAAAATACTGAAAATTATGAAGTAGATTTCCTGTTGATGGGATCTGCATCATACAGTAAGGAAGACGCACAAGCACTTGCTAACAAACTGATTGCAGTCGCTGAGGCAAGAAAGGATGCAATTGCATTTATTTCTCCATACAGAGGTGCGGCAATCACCGATACTTCGGATGATAGAGCAGCGGCAATTAATTCGGATTCAGACATTACTGATAATGTCCTGAGTTTCTATGCTCCAATCACATCATCTACTTATGCGGTATTTGATAGTGGTTATAAGTACATGTATGATAGATTTGCAAACACCTTCCGTTATGTTCCTCTGAATGGAGACATTGCTGGAACTTGTGCTCGCAATGATATCAATCAGTTCCCATGGTTCTCACCCGCAGGAACTGCTAGGGGAACAATCCTTAATGCAGTAAAACTTGCTTATAATCCTTCCAAGATTCAGAGAGATAGACTTTACTCCGCAAGAGTAAATCCCGTCATCTTCTCACCTGGTTCTGGAATTATTCTTTTCGGTGATAAGACTGGATTTGCGAAGTCCTCAGCATTCGACAGAATTAATGTTCGTCGTCTGTTCATCTACCTCGAAGATGCAATTTCTGCTGCTGCTAAGGATCAACTGTTTGAGTTCAACGATGAGATTACAAGAACCAACTTTGTAAATATCGTCGAACCATTCCTCCGTGATGTTCAGGCTAAGAGAGGAATACAAGATTATGTCGTTATTTGTGATGAAACAAATAACACTGCTGCAGTAATAGATAATAATGAGTTTATTGCTGACATCTACATTAAACCAGCAAGGTCGATTAACTTCATCGGTCTTACATTTGTTGCCACCAGAACTGGTGTTGCTTTTGAAGAAGTAATTGGTAACGTTTAATTAAATTAGAGGTTTAAAGAACTATGGCAACCCGTCAACAAGTAAACAACATTCCACTCAGAAAAATCACCGATTTCAAGAGTAAGTTAACTGGTGGTGGTGCAAGACCCAATCTATTTGAAGTTGAGTTAGCATTCCCTGGTGCCGTTGGTGTCGATAATGACACTCTCCAAAAAGCAAGATTCCTTGTAAAGGCAGCGGCACTGCCAGCATCAACAGTTGCTCCAATCGATGTTCCATTCAGAGGTCGTATTCTTAAGATCGCTGGTGACAGAACATTTGAAACCTGGACAATCACTGTCATCAACGATGTTGATTTCTCCATTCGCTCAGCATTTGAGAAGTGGATGAACACCATCAACAAGATGAATGATGGCACTGGATTAACAGATCCTGAGGCATATCAAGCAGATGCATATGTTTATCAGCTTGCCCGCGATGGTGGAATCCTCAGATCTTACCATTTCTATGATGTATTCCCAACAAACATTTCAACCATTGACTTAAGTTATGAGACAACTGATACCATTGAAGAGTTCACAGTAGAACTTCAGGTTCAGTGGTGGGAAGCATCGAGAGGAACTTCTCCTAATGCTGGTGGTGAAGACATCGCCTAAATAGTGTAACAACAGTCTAAGATAAGATTATAATGGCAAAACTTTTTGGTTTTTCTATTGAGGATACAGAAAAAAAACCAGATTCTATAGTTTCCCCCGTTCCTCAAAATAATGAGGACGGGGTTGATAACTATATTTCTAGTGGATTTTATGGTTCTTATGTAGACATTGAAGGTGTATATAAAACTGAATTTGATTTAATAAAAAGATATAGAGAAATGGCACTTCACCCAGAGTGTGATGGTGCCATTGAAGATGTTGTAAATGAGGCAATCGTAAGCGACTTGTACGATTCTCCTATCGAAATTGAATTATCTAATCTGGATGCAACTGATAAATTAAAAAAGGCAATTCGACAAGAATTTAAGTATATAAAAGAACTTTTAGACTTTGATAAAAAGTCACATGAAATTTTTAGGAACTGGTACATTGATGGAAGACTTTATTATCATAAGGTAATTGATCTCAAAAAACCGCAGGATGGCATCAAAGAACTGAGGTACATTGATCCTATGAAGATGCGGTTTGTCCGCCAAGAAAAGAAAAAAGATAATAATACTCTCGGACCAAACATTTCTGGTCGCAATAACGAAAATAATGCGATTGCTCCAGAAATTGAAGAGTACTTTGTTTATACACCAAAACCAAACTATCCAACAGGGATGATGAGTGGTGGCGGCGGAAACAAAGGAACTAAAATCGCCAAAGATGCCATTACTTATTGCACTTCTGGTCTTGTAGATAGAAATAAGGGTTCTGTTCTCTCATATCTCCACAAAGCAATCAAGGCACTCAATCAACTCAGAATGATTGAGGATTCCTTGGTTATCTATCGTTTGTCAAGAGCACCAGAACGTAGAATATTCTATATTGATGTTGGCAATCTTCCAAAAGTGAAGGCAGAACAATATCTCCGTGATGTCATGATGCGTTATCGTAACAAACTTGTATATGACGCAAACACTGGCGAAGTTCGTGATGATCGTAAGTTTATGTCTATGATGGAAGACTTCTGGCTTCCAAGAAGAGAAGGTGGTAGAGGAACTGAAATCACCACACTTCCTGGCGGACAAAACTTAGGAGAACTTGCAGATATTGAGTATTTCCAAAAGAAACTTTATAGAGCACTCGGAGTTCCAGAATCAAGAATTGCTTCCGATGGTGGTTTTAATCTTGGTCGTTCTTCCGAAATTCTGAGAGACGAACTTAAGTTTGCAAAATTTGTTGGACGTTTGAGAAAGAGATTTGCTCAAATGTTCAATGATATGTTAAAGACTCAATTAATTCTTAAAAACATTGTTTCACCAGAAGATTGGGAAATAATTTCAGATCACATCCAATATGATTTCTTATACGATAATCAGTTTGCCGAACTGAAAGAAACCGAAATGCTCAATGAGCGTCTTGGTGTTCTTGCTACTATTGAACCTTACATTGGAAAGTATTATTCCACACAGTGGGTTCGTAGAAAGGTGCTTCGTCAAACTGATTCAGAAATGATCGAAATGGATGAGCAGATTGAACAAGAAATTAAAGATGGTATTATTCCCGATCCAAGTTCTATTGATCCAATCACCGGAGAACCATTGCCACAAGAAGGTGAAATGGGAATGATGGGTGATGTTCCAATAGAACCAGACCTTGAAGCATCAGGAGAAATTACTCAGGTCAAAGAACCAAAAGGCGGCGAGATATAAATAAAAAATATAGTTATAATCACTTTTTATGGAAGAAATTGTAAATTTGATAGGGTCAGATGCCGCTGCGTCGGACATTAGCGACAAAATTAAAGATGTTCTTTATGCAAAAGCAGCACAAAGAATTGATGCTATTCGTCCAACAGTAGGAGCATCGATGTTTGGCGATAATCAATCACAAGAGGATCAAGAATAATGACAAGAACTTTATTGGTTGGCGTTGGGAATGAAGTTGCTTTAAACACTCCAACAACCTTAGATAATGCAACTGTTGTTAGAGTTTATAATGGGGTAGGAAGCACAGCAACTGTTAGTGTTGCAAAAAGCACAACTGCCGGATATGCAAACACTGCTACCGTTTCTTTACCACAAGGTCACGTTGAATTCTTCGAAAAAGGTCCTCAAGATCAAATTTCAGCATCATCAGCAGCAGTTTTTGGTTTAAAAGTAGGATTTACCGGTTAATTAAATGAAACTTATCACAGAAGAAATCTCAAACGTACAGATTATCACCGAAGGTAAAGGTGCTAATAAAAAACTGTATATTGAGGGAGTTTTCCTTCAAGGAGACATCAAAAACCGTAATGGTAGAATGTATCCTATGGAAACTCTTTCCCGTGAAGTAAAGAGATACAATGAAACCTTTGTCAAAAAGGGTCGTGCTCTCGGGGAACTTGGTCACCCTGATGGTCCTACTGTCAATCTTGACCGTGTTTCTCACAAAATTACTTCACTTGTTCAAGAGGGAAGTAATTTTAGAGGTAAGGCACAGATTCTGAATACTCCTATGGGTAAGATTGCATCTTCACTTCTTGATGAGGGTGTTTGCCTAGGTGTTTCTTCTCGTGGTGTTGGATCACTCAAGATGACCAACGAAGGTCATAAAATTGTCGGTGAAGATTTTATGCTTGCAACTGCTGCTGATATCGTCGCTGATCCTTCTGCACCTGACGCTTTTGTTCAGGGAATCATGGAAGGAAAAGAGTGGGTTTGGGAAGGTGGAATCCTTCGTGAGCAACTCGCAGAAAAGACCAAGAAAAGAATTAACACTCTTGTTGACCAAAGAAGACTCGAAGAGCATAAACTTGATCTGTTTAAGACATTTCTCTTAGATCTTTAAATTATAAATAAATATAGATTAATACAAAATCTAAATAAATCAAATGTCCGTTGGTAGCAATTTACAAGAAATGGAAAACGTAGTAACGAAAGGCGCTGCTAAAGCTGACTCATTGCCAAAGGCAGGAAGCAATGCTTCCGGTGTTTCAACACCTGGCCAAACTGGTAATTGGGAAGATCTCGGTGGTCCTACTCCAGAAAACTATAAGGCAGATGACAATTCTGCTAAACTCAGAGAACCTTCAATCGCAACAGTCGCAGACGTTGTAAAGAGAGGTGCTAAGCCTGCTGAGCCAATGAAAAAAATGGCTGAGGAAGAGGCAGAGATCGAAGGCGAAGTAGTTGCCGAAGCAGAAGAAGAAACTGCTGAGGAAGTAGTTTCTGAAGAAGAAACTGCCGAAGAGGAAGAAGTTGTAGAGTACAGCATGGAAGAAGATGTTGAGGCACTTCTTGCAGGCGAAGAACTCTCCGAGGAATTCCAAGAGAAAGCACGCACCATTTTTGAAACTGCTATCAAGGCAAAAGTCGCACAAGTTCAAGAAGAACTGACTGCACAATATGAGGAGGCTCTTGAGGAGCAAGTTTCTTCCATTAAGGAAGAACTGACCGATAGAGTTGATGCATATCTTGAGTATGTCGCTGAAGAGTGGATGACCGAAAATCAACTCGCAGTTGAGCAAGGACTCAAGACCGAAATGACCGAATCATTCCTTGTTGGAATGAAGAGTCTTTTTGAAGATCATTATGTAACTATCCCTGAAGAGAAATATGATGTACTCTCTACTATGGTAGAGAAATTAGATGAGATGGAAGATAAACTCAACGAGCAAATTAAGTCAAATATTGCTCTCAAACAAAGATTAGCAGAGTCGGTCGCAGATACGATCTTCTCAGAAGTATGTGAAGGTCTCGCACTTTCACAGAAAGAAAAACTCGCTTCTCTTGCAGAAAATGTTGAGTTTGATAGTGAAGACACCTATCGTGAGAAACTGGTAACTCTGAGAAATTCTTATTTCCCAGCAAATGCCGGTACTCAAAGAGACAACTCAGAGAACATTTCTGAGAATACTGAGACCTCCTCAGAACCAGTTTCTGGTTTGATGGAGTCCTATCTCAGCACTCTGACCAGAGTTTCTAAAAAGTGATTTTTAGATTATAAGTCAAACTAAAACTTTTAAGAGGTAAAATTCAAATGCAAGGTTTCAATGCTGAAGCTCTGCAGGAGAAGTGGGCACCTATCCTCAATCATGAGGGACTCGGTGGCATCAACGATGCTCACAAGAGAATGGTTACCGCAGTTCTCCTGGAGAACCAAGAAAAAGCACTCCGCGAAGAGCGTGAGTTCCTGTCCGAAGCACCTTCCTACTCCAACACCACTTCCGCAACTTCGGGTGGTTTCGGTGGTAGCAGTGCATCACCAACCGCAGGTTTCGACCCTGTTCTGATCTCCCTGATCAGACGCTCCATGCCTAACCTGGTCGCTTATGACCTCGCAGGCGTTCAACCAATGAACGGTCCTACTGGACTCATCTTCGCAATGCGTTCGCGTTACACCGATCAGACTGGTAACGAGGCACTGTTCGACGAAGCAGACACCAGATTCTCTGGTGCTCGTGACATTAACTTCGATCCCGTTACTGGTATTGGTACTACCGCAGCACAGTCCGGAAGCAATCCTGGCGTTCTTAACGATACACCTGCTGGTGCATACACCACTGGTGGCGGAATGTCAACTGCTGATGCTGAGCGTCTTGGCGCTTCAGGCAGCAATGTAGACTTCAACGAGATGGCATTCTCAATCGAGAAAGTCACCGTTACCGCACAGTCAAGAGCACTGAAAGCTGAGTACTCATTA